TCCTGTAAAAGTTCCTGCAATTTTATGTCTATGCCAGGCAACTATGTCTTCTTCGCGCCTGTAAGTTAAACCAACTAGCACACCATCCCTTCTAACGCACCAGATAATATTATCAGGCTCCTGCATAAGAGAAGCTTCTTTAATGCCATTCTCTGTTATGTGTTCTGATAAAATTGTTAAGTCAGGTGCAAAATAACTATCGGTATCTATGTTATAAATTAATTCTCTTAATTTTCTTTTTGCACGTTGGATAAATAAGGCAGCATTACTAACCAAAACAGGCTGCACATCTGCAGACCCATAATTGGCTTGTTGTTTAATTTGTATGTTTGTAGGGGTTAATGCCTCATCGGTATCACCCGCACGTACCGCAAACTCTCCGCCACTGGTACCAACTAACAAACTTCTACTGCTTGCTAAATAACGAATTATATTCACCTGGTTAGAACCGATGGTATAGGTCATAGAGCTTGTCGCATCTGTGCCTAACGTAAAATTTTCAAAATCACCACTTACACTAAAAAATAATGTTTGCGGTTGTGTACTTGTGCCTGCAAACACTAACCGTTGTTCATAAAAGGCAACCGCACTAGGAAAACCTGTTGTGCTGCTAAATGCGCCTAAGCGAAAATTCGCATCAGCAGTAAGACTTCCTGTTAACGTAATTGTTGCAGACGCTGCTTCACTAACACAATCATCACTAGGGCTAAATAAAATAGTATCTTCTGTAACTTGAACAATTAAATAACTTGTATTGTTTGCGCTAGTTCCTGCGTTGGTAGCTGTAATTGTTTGTCCAACCTTAAAGCCTTGAGCAATAAATTGTTTTGCAGAATCTGTAACTCTGTCGTTATGTTCTAAACCAGTAGAAGAGGGGTCGCCCTCTACAAATGCTAACGTATTACTTGCATAAACAGGAGCTAATTCTGATAACCCTAATTCATTTTCTTGCACGGTTGCTGTTACCGTAGTTGCGTCAGTAAAGGCAGTAATTTTTGCATACCCATCATGGAGCTTTACTAATCGACCAACATCGGTACTAGCAAATAAATCAGCACTCGCACTTATGGTAACTGACCCAGTTCGATTATTTGCTGTTAATGTGGTTGCTGTAGTATTTTCATCTCCCATTGGTCCGCGAATAAAATCAACTTCACTAATTGTCCAAGCTGTATGACTTGTGCGTGTTAACTTACGTGGGGCATGACTTGGGTGTGTTATATACATAACATCGGCAGATTGTGTAAATTTTAAGGCAGCCAAATCTTCTTCTGCATAGGGTGTTGTTATTTTAACAACTTTATCAACTGTCCCACCAGAAGTGTATGTCCCAAAATTTGTACTATTAACATCTGTAAATGTGTAATCTTGAATTTCAAACGTATTGGTTGTCTTATCTACAACTTTAAAGCGGTCTTCATTCAATTCCGTCATACCACCAACAGAACTAAAAAATACTTCGTCACCGTTTTCAAAACCATGTGAAGTAGCAGTTACAACGCACGGATTTGCATTTGTTGCACCACTTACCGTTTTTGCACTACCACTAACAATTTGTCCCCCGTCTTTGTAAATACGTAACGCCTCGTCACAAAATTCTAAAACATAGGCTTGGGTCACGTTAAATTCAAAAGGAACTAACCGAGACTCTTTTGAGGAGTTTTCTACCTCAGCAACAAACACTGTGCCTGGTCTACGTGTTACACCCCCTTGGGGTTTAACTATCATATTTTCTAAAACTTTTGCGCCTTTAAAATACTTTTCTAAATCAGTACGACCTTCTAACAAAGGCGATAGCTCTCCAGATGTAAACGCGCTAAAGGTTGGTGTTGCCTTCATGTTAGTACCTTGCAGCTACAAACGTATTAGCCTCAATAGACCCCGTATCAGCTACTTGATCTATACTTGCAGGAGTTCCTTCTGTAGCATCGACAAATCGTGCTTCTTTCAGTTTTCTTTCGTAAAGTTCATACAACTGCCTGGATAAAGTTGCGGAAGCAACCAAGGGATAACAAATCTCTGCAGCTAATCTTGCAGCAATTGTTTCTGTTAACAGCGTATCATACTGCACTGTGTCTTCAATTTTTTGTAAATAAATTAAATTAATTGTAGATTCATCCGATAAAATTTTACGACCTTCAACACGAAAGACTGTATCTAAATATTCTAATTGTAACACCCGCAAACAGGATGCAGGCAAAGTAAACTGGTAACCCCATTCAAAGGTAGGGGTATCACTGTCGGGTGCTAAGGTTGCACGCGCTACTAAACAATTCCAAGGGTGAGCGCGGAACACAGCATCTCTTACATTTTCGTATCGTTGGTTACAAATTCTTGCAGCCTTACTATCTTCAGTAAGCGCAATAATCTGGTTGCCACCAACCATGTTAAGAGCGGAGTTGCAAATATCAACAACAGACATAAATTTTTTCCTTTAATAAAAACGTGGCAGTCAGCAAGGACTACACCAACTGCCACATCTTTTTACGAACTAATCAACTACGTAGAGCATATAGAGTTCTATAGTTCCAGTACCTGCAGCACCTGCAAGGACAACCGTTATCGGTATACCGTCCTCGTCAGCATCTACAACAGAAAATTTTCCTAATGCTGTAGTAGCTGCAATAGCAACTGTGGTTATAGAAGTACTAGCTGCTGCTGCTTTGTATTCATCAACATCTAACGCTACGGTTGTGCCGTCAGAATCTTTATAGGCTGCGTGACCTACTGACAAAGTAGTAGATGATCCTAGAGCATCATGTACTAATTCGCCTGATATAATTCTTGCACCATTTGGTAGGTTAAACATTTCTATGACTTCATCCGCACTTAGTGAGGATGCTTCATACAAACCATAAGCTAATCTAACACGTCCACCAAGTTCATTTGGTTTAATGAAACCACTTGGATCGTCCTGATCCCACGTAGTTTTTTGAGTTGAATAAACTGTACCCATAATTCAATCCTTTCCTACGCTGATTCATCGCATGAAATTTGAACGACTTTATCTTCTTCCATCCTAGTAGCACCAAACTGCGCGCAGTAGTACACTTGGGTTGAATAGGATTTGTCGCTTCTTTCATCGATGCGTGCTGTTACGTCTTTTGAGACACCTAGTTTAATTCCACCTTCTGCAAATGCAAAGCAAGTGCGGATGTTGGAAGCCACTGCTAATCTTGTACTAACAATAAATTCAAAACCAAGAAACGTATTGATCTCACCTTGAACTAATGCTTTTACACTATTGAAATCCGCAGATGTTACAGATGTTACACCTAGTAACGCTTCTAATTGGGCAGGACCAACAATCATGTAGCGTTTCAAAGATGGGTCTACGTCTGCATCATCTAAGATTTTTTTAGCAGATAGCAATTTAGCCAATGTCATATCGGCTGAACCATGTGCAATTTGATTACCTGCAGGAAGCGAGGTACTAGTAGCACCTGCTTTACCTGTTTTCGCTGTACCTGTAGCTGCGGTAATTACAACATCGTCCATAGAACGTCCGATTGCAAAAGCTGCAGTTTGAGCATACTGAGATGTCGGATCAGCTAACATTTTTACTTTGTCAGCAGTATCGATCAGATCAGCCCATTCATACTCGTCTAGTGTCACCATTCTTCGACTATGGGGTGTTTCCATTACTTAATTTTTCAAAATAGTGCGCTAAACTATTCCCGTCTTTCGACTGCTATACATCGCTGCATAGATAAGATCATATCATAGTCTTTTCAGACTCTAGGCGTTTCGAGTTTGCTTAAACTCTACTCTGTTCTCACAGATGATCGTTGCACCTTCCCGTTAGGGCTTGGCTCAGGATTGTCTCATAGAGAGTTTCCCTGAATTAACCTAGTTTTTCGAGATGTATTTCTACATCAAGCCGCTAATGTTAACGGAGTATCACCATGTCGAGTGGTTCTCTTCTGTGCAGCACTTGATCCAATTTGATCAAAGAATGCTTTTTCGCCTGTTACTGCTTCTTCAGAAACGGCACGTCTTAGACGTGATCCTCTCTGTTGAGACAGTAACTCAACATTACTTGCAAACTGTTGCACAAAAGCTGTTGTTACTTGTGTAGACACAAGTCACCTCTCTTTCTTTTGTGATTAAAAAATAAATAGGCTACCTGGCACACGCCAGACCCTATGCACTTTAAGTCTGCACAGACTAACTTTACTTTAGTTACAGCATTAGGACTGTTAAACTACACAGCTACCCTACAATAAACTCTCGTAATCTCATCGCTTCATCGACATACCATTGATGCTCAGGATGACGTTCATCCCAGTACGGTGTATCGGTAGCGGTTAACTCTCGTAATTTCGATTGCGCTTCATCAGGAGCCATAACCCCTGAGCCTTTTTCGCCAACAAAACTATCTTCACCTGTTTTATCTGCAAGGTATTTACCCATATTCGCTAACAGCTTTACCATCTGTGGACTGTCGCCAACTAAGGAACCATCCGCTAATCGCATATCAGCTAGGGTAGTGTCACCAAATTCCTGCAAAACATTACTGGCTGTTTTAACGCGCTCATCATACGCCTTGCCCCATTCTTTTTTTAGGGCAGTAACAGACTCTTCTTGTAAAGATCGAAACTGAGATTCTTGTATATCTTCTTGCGAGGTAACTTGACTTTGATACCATTCCGCTAATTTTTGTGCCTGCTTGTTTGATAGCCCAACACTATGAGATGTTTGTTTAAAAGCATTAAGAAAATCATCATTGACTTCTTGCCCTTCACCAAACTGTAACTCATAACCTTTTGCTTCTTCAGGTCTACCTAACTTAGCATACACATTAGCCCAGTCTTCATCTGTTGCGCTCTTTCGTGGTATTGCAATCTTATCTGCACCTACCATTGATTGCGCGTGCAAATAACTGTTTGCTAATGCGCCAACATCTTTAATATCTTTTAATCCTTCGTGACCGCGTATTTGTTCGGGTAATGATTCACGCCAATCACTTGTGGTACTTTCACTTACGTCAGACGGTGCTACCTCTTGCGAGACATCCGCTCCCTGCTCTTGGGTGTCAGTCATCGTTTACTCCTTTTCAGTTTCTGTTGGATATTCTCTGTTGTCCTCTCTTAGTAATCCCATTAACGCCAACACTATGCTGCGTTGACCTTCCCTATACGCTGTTTCGTGTGTATCGCCAACACAGTAGGTTGGTTGCATCATCCAAAACCGCTTTTGTAAATCTCCGATAACTAACTTGCCGTCATCAGAATTAAAAACACGTTTATATAAATCTTGTAACTCTTGTGGGTTTGCTTGCTTGTTGCTCATTAGGCAGCTTCTCCTTCACCTCCTAGTAGTTGCGCAATTCCTTCCTGTCCTCCTAAAGCTTTTACCATTGGTGCTGCTTGCCCTGCAGCTTCAGCAGATTGTTGAGCCTGCATCATCTCTTGTGCAGCTTGTTCTTGTTGCGCTTTCTCTCTACGCATTTGATCAACTTCTTCTGTGCCTCTAACAGCACTCGCAGGGATACCTACAGTTCTAATGAGATGTTTTGCCATACCGTCTGTGTCTAAGTAATCCATAACACCTGGATCAACTTGAGCTATAGGTGTAATAAGTTCAAACAACCTAACAAGGGATTGGATGTCTCCA